CCGGGTATCATACTCATGCACGCTGAAAGCGCATGAGAGACATCCTGTTACTGCTCACTAGGGTAACCCTTGGTGAACAGATCTCAGTTTGTTACTTGAGACGGTTTGATGAGGTTAACGTTGCAGTTTCCTGCAAGTAGACTTACAGCTCTAGATAGGACGTCATATTTGCACTTAGTGGCAAAGTGACCCTTACCTTTGAATCTGTAAGAATCGATATTTGGCACATGTGCCAACTCTCGGTAGTTTCCCTTCATTCACTCTTTGTATATTGAGTACTCATCCTCCCCTTGGTCCATATAAACCATAAGTTTCTGACTTATGGCGGCCAAGATCGGGTGGTGCTCAGGTACAAATACCTTTTCTTTTCGGATAGGTGTTCTCTCACGAGGATTTATCAAATCCTCGACTTTCTCCCAGAATACCGCTTCTCTTGCTTTGAGAATTGCATATTCCAGGGAATCTAACCGCAGCTGAACTTGTTCAGCCCAGCTACCAGGTTTAACCTCCAGTAATGGGGGCATTCCTAATGCTGACGCGGGTAGAGAAAGTACGTCCGATACTACCTTACCACTCTCGTGGTAAGATAGCAAAGTAGAGACACCGGGAACCAGATCTTGATCTGAATAACCTCGTTCTCGTGCAATTCTGACCAGTTCTATGAACTGTTCAGGCTTGCTGTCGAGATCAGTTAGGAGGGTAACAGGTAAACCTGTCACCTCAACCAACTCTGAAAAGAGTCTCTTAGCAAATTCGGTATTACCCGTTTCACTTTGAGTACACTTTGCGAGGCTAGTTTGAACACCCAATCTTCCCATTACCTCGATGTACCTTTGGTACACCTTGGAGGAGGGTTGAAGGCTATCATCTCCTAACACTAAGTAGTTATAATCACTTATACCTTCTTTGAAGGCACAGTAATTTATAATACCGTGGTGGATAAAAGATGAAATTGGCCATGAGCTTAGCAAGCCCATGGGGTTACCAGCTGCATAATGTACACATCCTTTAGGATGTGCGAACTTGCGATTGCTGATAACTTGTTCTCACAGATCCCCCAATCCAGGCCATTGAAGATTTATGACTTTCCTTAGGATTTCCCTAGGGAGTCTGTCAGTAAAGTTCTTCATGTCCGCTGAATAGAGGTAGGCCCCTATACCTTTGATAAGTATAGGGATCTGATCCTGTCGAAAAGTTACATCAGTCTTCAAGGTACGCAAGGCCCTCATAAAGGTCTTGTGTAACCCTGATAGAGCAACATTACTCCATCAGTCCCCAATCGCGACAACCCTTGTTTTACAAGTTTTATCCGATAAAAGGACCAACCGAGAAGTGTGCTCCCCAACTGGTGCTACTTTGTATGAGTCTATATTTAGCTCCGGGACCGAGGTCTTTAGGAGCTTAGATACGCTAGCGTATAGAGGCTTATCCTTGCGTAAAGCTCGGAGGTCCTCTAGTGCGCAGACAGAGGCGGGTCCATTTGGACCTGCCCTGTTACTCATAACAAGGTAACCTGGAAGCGGTTTGCTCCCAAGCAGGCGCACTCCCTTCCATGACTTAATATAAGAGACTATGTCATTGATAAGCGATTCCTCGCTAGTCGATGGG